CGAATCTTTGTCATGCTTGGGTCTTCATACGGCAACGCTAAAATTGAGTTGTAAAAGGTTTTTAATTCTGCGCCGCCATTTTCTTTTGCGGATTCGTAGCGCGTAACAAGTTGCGACCAACTCAAACCGAGCGAAATCGGATAATACAAACCGTTTGCATGAAATCCGCGCATTTTTCTATCAGGAAATTCTGCAATCCAACGCCCTTTTGAAAATAACGCCGTTTTTTGATGCTCTTCAATGTAGCCTTCACATTCACTGCATTGATAAACCACGCTTTCAGGGTTCAATTTTGAGTAAGTTAAGCCTTCAAAAATCAAATGTTGTTCGTGTCCACAATGCGGGCAAGCAATGTGGAAGCGTTCCATTGTCGATTTGTTGTATAAAAACTCGATTCGTGAAACACCTTTTACCGTTGGCGTTGAAACAAACAACCGTTTTGCCGCGTGAAAGGTCGTGGTGCGTTCAATCAACATTTCAATCGGATCGTCGCCGCTGGTGTATTGATTGGCGAATTCGTCTACTTCGTCAACGATTAGAACCTTGATTGATTTGGATTTTGCTGAAACAGGATTTGACGCATTTTCAATAAATAATATGCCGCCTAAACATTCTTTAAAATTTCGACGGTTTGATGTGTTTTTTGTTGCGCCTTCGAGCATTGATGCTTGCAAAATCGCGCAATTTTCTAGCATCGGCGTGAATTTCTGGTCAATCCACGCATCGGTCGTCGAACTTGAAGGGAGATAAACGCCAACAGGTGAAGGCGATTCAACCATTAGGTACGCTAATATATTGGTACATGATTGGGTTTTCCCCAACTGTACTGGGAACATCATTACAACGTCTTGCACTTTTGAGCGTGTCGAAAAACAATTCATTGGTTCGCGCAAAAGTTCATTTCGAGAAGTGCGAAATGCCCCCGCTTCACTGCTTGATTTTGACGATAAAACAACGTGCAAGTCGCTCCAATCGCTCACGCTGATATGTTGGCGTGGTGCTAAGGCGCGACTAATGGCGTTACAAATCTTTTCTTCAGCGTTTAGGAACATTAGGTAAATAACCCGACCAAATCGTGTTTATTGTTTTCAAGTCGCTTTTTTGCGATTTCAAAATAATTGACATCGAGTTCACAACCGATAAATTTGCGTTTGTTATTGAATGCCGCCACGCCTGTTGAACCACTACCCATGAAGCAATCCAAAACCGTGTCGCCTTCGTTGGAATAGGTTTTTATTAACCATTGCAATAAATCAACGGGCTTTTGCGTTGGGTGTACTGTTTTGTTGTTGCCGTTACTTGATTTAATTATTGAATGCGGAAGTCTTGAGCTGTCATTGCATTCTGCAATGTAACTTCCGTGACTTGAACAGTGTTTTGTTCTATTGGCTTTCTGTGTTTTCTTGTAATTTTTTCCAGTTGTTTTTTGCGGGTTGTAAGTTGTTGAATTTCTGTTTTCAGTAAAAACACCGATATATTCATGTGCCATTAACGGACGGCGGTTTGCATCTAAAAAACCCATTGCCATTGTTTTATGCCAAATCAATTCATAAGTGGATTTAAAAACCTTTTTCGAGCGCAAATCAGCGAGTAAATTAAAATCTGCAAATGAAACTAATATGCCATTCGGTTTTAAAACCCGTTTGCATTCTGTTAGCCACGCTTCAAAATCAATGCGCGGTACTTTATCAAATGCCAAATTGGTCGAATAATACGGCGGGTCAGTTAGCACTAAATCAATCGAATTATCTGAAATCGTTTTCATAAATTCGCGGCAGTCCGTGTTGTGAATTTCAATCATTTTTAAGCGTTGCCCAATTTTTTCAAATTCGATAATTCTGTCAAAGCGTGTTCAAATTCTTCTGTTAGCATTGACTTAACACGCGCCGCGTCAGATTCCGCAGCAAGCATCACAGATAATCTATCTGGCAACGCTTCAATTCGTGTGCGAATCGCAATCATCACTTTGTAAATCACTTGCACCACGTCCTCAGCAACCAGCAATTCGCCTTTTGCTTTTTTGTATTCGATTTCGGCATTTTCGGCAGCGTAAAATTCTTTGCGTGCTTTCGATTCCTGAAACGCGGGAATGTTGCCAATCGGTTTTAAATCGGCGGCTGTGATTTCAGTGTCTTGTTTTTCATTGCGTTCATTTGCATGACGTTCAACCACACCGACTTTTGACGGGTCGCTAGTTTCAAAAACGAGCGCGTCAGTTTCAGCGACTAAAATCAAACCTTGCGAATTTTGCACCGTGCGACCATTACGGACTAATTCGTTGACGTATTGGCGGCTTTTGCCAATGTGACGGGCGTAATTTGCTTTTGTGAGGGCTTTTTGTGTCATGGTTAATTCCATTTGCTATTGTTTTTAAAATCAGTAACCAAAGCATGACTTTCTTTGCATGACTGCCAATAAAACGCAAAATCTAAACCGTTTTCTAAGCGTTTTTTGAACGATTTGCCTTTGTTTGAAAAGTGGTCTTTAGAAGATAAATAATTTTCTGAAAAAAAAGATCCCCATACGTCAACACCTTGTTGCGTTAATCGGTATCTTTTTTCATTACGATGAACACTGCATTCGCATGGTTCTGTTAGCCCAATTCTGTTAGTGATTTCTAAATTGCCTTCAATGATTATGTCCCTTGGTCTTTTATCGCCAACCATTGAGATAGTTTCATTCACTGAAATACAACCGTGTTGCACAAATAACGCCATTCCGATTTTGTGTCTTATTCCGATAGTCATTCTGCTAAATCCGCATCTAATGGGAAGTTGTAGTGTTGTTTCAATTCGTATTCGCTTAAATCGCAAGCGTCGATATAAGTGTTCACATCATCAAGCGTTCTAAAATACAAATCACAACCTGTTTCGATTTCGATGAGTTCGTAACCTGTGAAATGCTCAATTTGAAAACCATGTTGTTTTGCTTTGAGTTGCATTACTTCAAAATCTAATTGTTTTTGTTCATTAGTATTCATAACCCCGCCCCCCTTATTTTAGAAACCCCCGCCGTGATGTTGGGCAAGGGCAGAATCGTTTTACGTTTTAGAATTCTTCTTCTTTTTTCTTTTAAAAAAGTAAATAAAGTAGTCACTCACAGATTCAAACCTCGCACGCGCGTATATGTACGCGCGAGAATTTGATGTGTGAGTAAAATTACCCACTGAAAAAACCGCCTGTTTGCGATGTCATTTCATTTACGGCTTGTTGCATTTTTTCAGCGCATAAGCCAAACCACTTGGCTTGATTCATATCGAGCGAATTTTTAACCAAATAGCCTTCGCTAAAAGTGGTGTGATTTTTGGCGTGAGTGATACAACGCACGACTTTTGCGGGTGATCCTGCATATTCCACGCTGGTTTGTAAGCGTTTGCACTCGCAACCAAGTTCTAAACGGTCGATGAATCGTTGCATTGACGCGGGTTTTACACCTTGTTTGGTACACCACGCGCGATAAAGCGAATAAAGCAACTCACTTGGCGCAGGTAAAAATGGCAAGCCTTTGATTTCGCCGTTTTCCCAATCACGAAAAAAGATCGTGACGTTATCCAGGCACGAATCAATCAAACGCGCTTTGGATTTGTTGTAAATTGGCTTGGTGTGTTCGTCAAAACCCGTGCAATCGACGTTGTAAAGTAGGTGGTAATACAATGCTTCAATGCCACCGTTAGCAATTTCTGCATAAATATCCTCGAAAAATTCCAAATCTGGCTTTTCATCGCACCAGATAACCATGTGCCTTCGGTCATCTTTTTCCAGCACTACAGGCACAATGTCATTTGACAAAAACACCATGTTCATGTGATTTCGCTGGTAGTAAGCGTTCAAATTCTTGTTATTGATTTCGATACGATCATCAGTAATCATCGCTTTAAGTTTGTTTTTTACCTGATATTTTTCTTGTTGCGTTGCCACTTCGTCAGCGATTACAAACAGTTTATGACTAGCCCAGCCGTTAAATTGCGATTCAAGATTTCCTTGACCAATGTTGCAACCGTATTTCCCGTAAATATCACGCACGACTTCAAAAAATAGATTTTTCCCCACACCTTGACCACCATGAACGACTACGGCGGTTTTCATTTTCGCGCCTTCGTTTTGCAACGGGAACGCGAGCCATTTCATGATCCACTTGAAATCACGAATGCCTTCGGGTGTCATGCCGCCGCATAAGTGGTGCAACAAATCCACGATGTTGTCGCACTTGCCTTGCTTGGGCATCACGTCAAAACCCGTGAACAAATTGGCTACAATGTCTTTGTCTTTGCCCGTTGGATCAAAGCCTAAATTCTTTTCGCGCAAAATCTTTTTCGCGGGGTGTTCTTGCCAATGCTTGAACACGTCACGCCCTTGAGTGATTTCTCGAACGCATTGCAATGGTATTAAACAGTTTTCAAAATGGTCATAAACGGATTTCTCCATGCCATAAATCAAACTAAACCGTTGCACCATTTCATCAGCGGTATTGATGGGCTTTAGTTGCCCTTCGGTATCGTGAGCAGGTGTATCGAGATCAAGTTTCCACTTCTTTTTTTCTAAAAAGTTTTCGATTTGATTGCGGACTGTGTGCAATCCGTAGGCTTTGTGAACATCGTTGAAGTCGGTTTGCTTGATTTTGTTTTCAGCGAAGGCGCGATAACGCCCCACTTTGTCGATGAATTCAGGAATTATCACCGCCGCGTTGTGTAAAAATGAAGCGGCGGTTGCTGCTTTGTCACCTGCATTCACGCGCCGATGGGGTTTGTTGCAATTTGGACAGATTTCAGGATTTTCAGTAATGTTGATAACGCCTTTGCATTCCATGCAATTCGCCAAAGCGTCATCGTCGGCACAGATTAGAATGTTGATTTTGTTCCAGTGCCGTTTTCTAAAGACTTCAACGACTGGCGCAATGTTGCCAGCGTCGAAACAGACTGCAACGGGCAAACCAGTTGCTTCGTGCAAAGTGGCGGCTGTTGCATAGCCTTCTGCTACTAACAGAACTGTTTTTGGAATGCCGCCGACGAGGTGGAAGTAGCCTTTTTTGCCACCGCCACTGTGAAAATCTTTGTTGCGTTTTCGTTGTTTGACGAAATCAGATTGTGAATCGTAAATATATTGCAGTGAATGAATCCGCCCAGCCATATCGCAGAGCGGAATTAAGATTGTGTTTTGCGCGTCGAATCGCACGCCATAGGCGTTGATTGATTTACTGGCAAGATAATCGTTTGATCCGTCCGTGCTTGCCGCGTTCCATATTTTTTCGCATTCTGCCGCCGCGTTTTCACGACGCGCTTTTTCTGCTTGTTCCAATTCTTTTTTTGAATTGGCTAATTTTTCTTTGAGTAGTTTTTGTTCTTCTTTTGAAATTTCAACGCCGTTTAATTCGACTTTGAAACTGAAATTTTCTGCGCCTAAAAAATAACCAAATGCACCCGTGATTAAAACGTCACCGTTATCACGCGGTAATTCATACAGCACATACCAACCGCGTTTTTCTTTGTCGATGGTTGTGCGGCATTTTGTGATTTTGCCGTTGACAACAGGTTGGCTAACTTCTAAGCCTTGCGCGGTGAATTGCGCTAATACGTCATTGATGTTTTTCATTAAGTAATTGATTTATATGGTGTAAGGTAACTTTTAAAACTTATACAGCCCAAAAAATCGGGGCTTAACCACCCGCGTGGCAAAAAATCTCTGGAAGTACCTTTCGGTTTTTCAAAACTGAAAAAATTTATCAAAAATAATTTCCCAAAAAAATCGCAACCGCATTTCACGGACGGGCGCGGGATCACACTTCAAAAAATCCGTCCTTCAACGTTGGAGGTCAAGGACGGCGAGAGGTCTGTACATCAGGCGTAAATCCAATGAGCGGCAGACGACATCAGACACGGTCTGCCAGCGTGCTTTTAACTATTAACCAAATACAAGTGCTATGAATTGAGATGGTCTTAAACCGATTGCTTCAGCGGCTTTGGGTATCATGTAGATCGGCATATCTAAATCACCTTTGTGATTCATCCAGTAACTTACATTTGCCTGTGACGTTCCCAAAAGACGCGCAGCAGTGCTTTGATTCCCTTTGATGCTTTCATGTTCTAACAATACTTCAATCGCTTTCATAAATACCTTTTTAAAAAAGTTGGTGCATGATACAAAACATTTTCAACACTGGTCAAAGCGTTTTGTATTGCATGAAAAAACAGCTACAAAATTATTTGTAGCTATCATTAAATTAAGAGTATAAGTATTAACGAATCTATAGGAGGATATAGACGTGAATACATTTAAAGACAGACTCATTGAAGCAATGAAAGCCGCTGACCTTGATCAAAGCGCGTTAGCTAAGAAGGTCGGCATATCGCCCCAAAGCATTCAGTATTTATGCAAATCAGGTTCAAGCTCACGACATTTAACAGAGATTGCTATCGCGCTTGGCGTGAATCCTGAATGGTTAGCAACGGGCGTGGGGTCAATGGCGGCGCGTGAATCAGATGCGCCGCCTGTTATTGATGTTGCAAAGTGGCAAGCATTGAACCCAAAGGTTAGATCGTTTATTGAGGACACACTTAATAAGTTTGAAACTAATCAAATCACGCTTAACGATGTTACGTTCCTACATTTAATGGCTGATAAGTTCAGTGCAAGCAATCGCGGTGATACACCTATGCACGTTTAAACAATCAGCCGCATTCATTACAAAAAGCCCGTTTCTCACACGGGCTTTTTTTTGCTTATCAATACAAAATCTTTTGTAGATTTATTTTAAAATGTTTTGTATTATGTCGCAACGCTTAACTTTAGGCGGATAACAAAAAGGGGGATCAAATGGCTGTATTAACAAAAGAAGAACGCGGATTGATTGCTGACATCGTATTCAATCAAGACTATGAATTTACCGCTGACGATATTCGTGAACAAATCATTAAAGATTATGGAATCACGTTTTCAGAAGAACATATTGAAGATGTGATTGAGTGGTTATACACAGTGAACTGTGTTGAATCGGCTGATCGTTGTGACAAAACGATTGATTTGTTTGAGGGAGTAGCGGCATGAAATTTTCAATTCATATCAATCAAGCGGGTGTTGTTGACGCTGGTTTGCATACCAAAACAGATTGCACAGATTGGGCGTTACTTGATTACATTTTCGGTTGGCAACAAAACCCAAAGGCAAAAACACTAGACGGCAAGGTGTGGCTAAATTACGCACACATCGTTTCTGAAATGCCGTTGCTTGGCTTGCGTACCAAATCATCTATTTCAAACCGTATCAAGAAATTGCGCGAATTGGATTTGATTGAAACAAAACAAAGTCCAGTTGATCAACGTCTTTATGTAAAAACATCGAGTGCTTATTTCGATATTACACAATTTTCTGCTGTCCGTACCGTTCACGAAAAAGCACAGCCTGTTCATTTTGAGGAACGGGGTGTTCCTGAAAAGGTACATTCATTAGTTAATCAAGATAATAAATCAGATTATAAAAACATTATTACTACTACCGAACCCGAAGAAAATTTAGAAAATCTGGTTTTAACAGCAGAGCAACAAGAATGTTTTGATTGGGCAACGGTTCATCAGTTTTGGTTTGCTTCAACTGTTTCAATGATTCGTTTTTTGAAAGTCTATAACCGTAATGTTGAAGGCGGTTTAAAACAACAATTCGACGCACACAAAAAAGCCCAGCACGCGACTAAACAAACTGGGCTTAATTCTGAAATCTTTGTAACAACAAAACAAACAGGTGGCAATTATGAAACACGCAACGCATTTAATCAACCTTCAAGATTATCAAAACATGATCAGCAATCGCAACGCTTCAATGACGCAAGAGAACGCGCAATGGCGCAATGGCGAGCAGACAACAACATCATCGACATCTAACCCAGAAAAAGCCTTTTATC